TACCATTTATATCTGTGTTTCCATTTACTGTTAAATTATTTTGAACTAATAATTTATTATCAATAGTTACATCATTACTTGTTGCATTAATCTTTACACCAATGTTATTACCTACACCATCTTGTAAATTTATATCACCACTTTGTGATGGTAAAGATTGTGTAGAGTTAGCTAGGTTTATAATCCCATAAAAGGATTGACTAATAAATAAATCTTTTAAATTACTCATATCTTTATGTATATTGCCACTTTCTTAGTGCATCATCTATTTTATTGTTATCCCATCGTTCAGGTGTTGTATCCCAAACTTTAGGTGTTGTCCATAATTCACATAGAGCACAATCACCAAAATCTTCATATGGTATTGCTAATACTGGCAATCCATAAAAATCATAATCATCTCTACCAGTAACTTCCTCTAATATTTCAAAACACCTGATATTATCATAACTCGTAAGATAAGTTTCAGGTTTACTATCAGGTGTATAGTTAGTAGCAAATACTTGTCCTATACTACCTGTTGTGTTTAATACTGCATTATACAACTCATCAGTTTCACAATCCTTTACTTTAAAGTATTGCCCCTTAGGGGCTATCAAAAAAAAAAGGCAACGATTTTTATCATTGTGAACAGTCAAAGTAAATTCTGCTGACCATCCCACCAGCCCGTTGTTAAACCGGTCTGCAAAAGGGGTACAGTTTATATCAGAGTTTATCTCCATTCCATAATTACTCTTTTGAGTATATGCAGTTAAATCGTTTAATATACTTAATGTGTTAGCATGTATATCAACCACATCATCAGTCCCATCAAAAGGAACAATCTGTTTATTTGTTCTTTCATCTGACATTTTGTCATCTCTCATCACCTTTGATTTATCAGCAACTATTAACTGAACTTGATACTCTGTTACAGTAGGTCCAAAGTTAGCATTTGTAATTAACACATTACCAATTGGGTATTGTGGAAATTCAGTTGCATCAAAATTGTATATATCACCTTGAGTTACCTTTGCAATACTTGGATGATTCTTCATTATTGTTTTGAAGTAATTTAAAGTATTGTAGTATAAAGAAAAGTTCTCTGCACTATTCTTTACAATCTGACTTCTCGCTGGTGTTTGTGATGGTGTGCTCATATCTTATAATTGTATTCCTCCAAAGTATTGATTTGATTGGTCAGGGTAAATCATTGTTGAATCACCTGTACTTTCGTTGTATTCAGGTACATTCGTATTATTTGCAATCAACCAATCTTGTAATCTCGTAGAATAATAATCTGCGTTATTCAATGCTTTGTTTAAGAGGTAATCTACTTCTGTTTTACTTGGAGCAATACCAGTTTCACTCTGTTGTTTCACTGCTCCATTTGATTTAAATTGTACTGAACTAAATGGAATATATTCTACACATCCATACCAAATTAAGGTAGGTTTCACATAATCTTCTACAAGTGTTTGATAATAACCTGTAAAAGCTGTTTGTGATTCTACATCATCTTGTAATTTATTGTAAAGAACTGTTCCTAATAAATTCAGTATGTATTTTTCTTGTGCTGTTCTAATAAATGGTAGAAGAGCATCTGCATCAATTGCACCTCCAAGAGGTGTGTTCTTGATAATATCGTTTCGTGTAATTAATAATCCAAATGCCATAATATTTTATTCATCTTTGTAGTATGATTCAAAACCAAAATCAGTTGGTCTTATAGGTTCATACTCTTCGTTAAATTCTTGTTCGTTTTCTGCTTGTTCTCCTTCTCCACCTTGTAAGTTATCATCTATTGAATCTTGTACATCTTCTATACTCTCATCAGTTTCATCTGCTGTTGTAGAAAGGATTACAAGAGGTGTAAGTTGTTCAAAATATAATTCTGATATATCAATACCACCAACTCTAAATGCGTTGTATAACGAGTTTATAATTAAGTTTTGGAAAGGGAATATAGTCATTGTTTGCATAATAGAATATGCAGTTTTCATTTCTTCCGATTGAGATGAGAACCCATTATTTGCAGTTCTAATACCAAATAAAAGTGGTGATACTATTCTGTGAGCTACAAGGATTCTATCTTGAGCATATTCAGCAACATACTGATATTTCTCGTGTAAGTTCTCCATCGGTAAAGTATCAATCGTAGGTTTGTTTATTGCATCATCATTAAATGATACCATAAATCTACCAGCGTTTCTTGTACCTGTAAATTTAGATTCTAATAAACTTTCTATTGTTTGTCTTTCTTCAGGTGCAGGAACTCCATTGTTAAAGTTCACCATTGCAACTGGTAAGAAACCATTCTCTATATTGTTAAGGTGTAAGTTAGATAATTCTGCTTCTGAGAATGAGAATTGTAATGCAGATATCCAATCAGGTAAAGAATAGTAATATCTGTTAGGTTCATATTCTTTTACATATAGTATTTCTATTTCTTCATTAGATGAACCGAATGTAGGTATAAACTCTTTATCTTTTTGTTTTCTTGTATCACTCCAATCAACACAATAGTAATAACCTTCTACTTTCTTCATACCATAAATCTTTTTAGCACGAAGGTTTTGTACTGGTGTATGATATAATTTTTCTATCTTTGTGTGTGATTCATTCCATATTACTTGGAATGCTGCATTACCATATAATTTTAAATCAAAACTAACTTTTCTTAAATCTTCTGGCGGTACAATCTTATCTAGTGTTTGTTGTTTATCTTCTTCTTTTGTAAATAATCCTTTACCATATACTAAATCTGCAACACCATCTACACACGCTGCATTAGTTGTTGAAGTGTTATATGCTTCTGTTAATAAACCAAAATAATCATCTTGGTCTAATATCCCAACAGGAACCCATTGATATCTTGTTTTAATATCTTCTAATACAATAGGAACATCTTGTCTTGAGAAGTTTATTACATTAAATTTACCTTGTTCTTTCATAATACTATTTAAATTACAATATATTCGTTGTCCGTTACATTAGATACAAACTTTTCATTTTGTGTTGTATAATTTGGTTTATCTATTGATTGAGAACCAAACACTTGCATAGAACCGTAATATATCGAACCACTATTACTACCACTAATCTCTACTTTAAACTCTTGACCTGTTTCTACACTACCTTCTAATGATTGTGAGAATGTAAAAATATTCTCATATGGATTAAATGAATAAGAACCACTTAATGCATAAGAAGATGTTTGATAAGTCATCAAATCTTCTAACTTTAATGTAAATACATCATTAGAACCTGTATTACGAGTTCTAACAACGAATTCATTACTTTGTGAGATGTAGTATGATAGCATAATTATCTAATCTTTACAATATAACAACTAAGCTTTAACTTATCATCATTGAGGAATAGGCATAAAAAAACCCCACATTAAGTGAGGTTTTCTTATTTTGTGCTCTGTAAGGCTTCTACTAATTATCTCTTATGAGTAGACAATTGTAGGTTGACCACTTAGGTTAGCAAATGGGTCAGTTGTTGTTGAACCAGATAAGAACGCCGCTGGTAACTTTTCTTCAGCCGTCATAGTGATTGAGTAACCATAAAGGTCTCCCAATGCTCCACCTGTCTGAATTGTTCCCGCAGTTAAATCTGCTCCATGTTCTTCTCCAACTAATAATGCATCTCCTGAGTTTGTCCAAACGATTATTTGAGGTCTACCATAAGCTAATAACTTTAACTGAGTAGTCATTTCATTTGTCAACTTCTTTAAATTTAAAGTAGTTTCTTGAGAGAAGAATGTTGTTCCATTCTCTCTTGATGAATTAACTGTTTCAGTATAAGCAGAGGTTCCTTTGAGCTCGTAATAATATACAGTAGTACCAGATAAATCTGTTACTTCACCATCTCCATTCTTCGTGAATGAACCTGATTCGAAGTTTATAAAGTAAACACCTTGTAGTCCACCTACACTGTCTTTACATACTTCTTGCCTTCCGGCTGTTAGATTACAACTCATAGTTTTCTCCTTTTTTAGTTATTAGTTAATATTAGTATGCCCCATAATAAACGATATCTTGTCCAATACCGAACTGAGTTCCAGCAGTATATCTCATAATGATTCTATAATTTTGTGAACCATCTAAGTTTGCCATATCTAATACTCTTACTTCTGAATGGTCTGATAAAAGTCCAGTACCGAAGAATAGGTTAGATTTTTGTGCTGCTACAATCTTGTCATCACTCATACCAGGACATAGAACGATTTCTATACCTTGGAAGTTTGATGGCTTCTCACCAACATTTAATTGGTTGTTGTAAGAATTATTTGATAATGTTGAATTACCAGATAATGCTGATTGGTAAGCTCTTGCTACTTTAGGACCAACATAGATTACTAAATCTTCTTTACCATATACAGTAGAAGGAATAGTATCATAAACTGCTGATAGTTTTGACAATACATTTGCAGAAGTAATAGAACCAGATACGATAGCACCATCTCCATTAGTTCTTGCAGCTTGTACTTCAGTAGTTAAACCAGTAGCAGCTGATGCTGATAATGCTGATTCAAATCCACCGAATTCACCATTTACAGATGAATCACCTTGCCAGATGTCTTGTTCTGTTTTTTCAGCAACTTTTCCACCTACATATGATACTAAGAAATCATTAAAGTTTCTTGGGATTTCATCAAATGCAGAGTATCCAAGCTGTAAAGCATTCCATGATTCTACGAATTCTGATTTACATAGGTCAAGGTTTACTTGTAGTTCTT